ACGTGCTCTCCAGCCAGACTTAGGCTCTTTACGAGCCATCTCACACCCAAAGCAACGACCCTCAGACTCCTGAGTACATGCTGCCTTGCGCTTGTAGTCCTTTGGGTTTGTGTGCTCTGAACACACAACCGCTAGACCACGGTCTTCATTGTAGTTTGCTGAGTCTGCATCTAACTCATTAACAAAACGAATCTTTGCTGCTTGTCCGTCTGCTAATTTAACCCAACGAACCTTTGTTCCTGTACCTTCGTATTTTGGCTTGTCGACTAGGGCGTTTATATTTTTTAATCCCTTTACAATAGTCATGTTTCTCCTTATATAAGTGTTTTATTATTTTAGCATAGAGTCAATAACATTGTCAAACTGAAACTCAAGAGTTCTAATTTCATCATCTGTCATATCGCCTATGTCTTTATATTTTTTGTCTGGTCTAATAATTGTAACTAAGTTACCCATCTTTTCAGTAAGTCTCTCAGCCATAATCATTCCAGCATTATCATTGTCTGCTACTAATACGACACCTGTAAAGTACCGTTTCAAAAGTTCAATCTGGCTTGATGAAACATTTGCCCCTAGGGTAGCAACCGCAGGGAAACCTACTTGATCTAATCTTATAGCATCAAAAGAAGATTCTACAACATAGACTATCTTTGATGCTTTTACTCTGTGAAGATTAAACAATATCTTGCTTTTTGGAAGTCCTGGAGTGTTCTTAAATTCTTTGCCCTCAATTGTTCTTGCAACAAAACCGATAGACATTCCATCTGGAGATTGCATAGGAATAACAACTGAATCCTGTTTTTCAGAAAACCCTAAATCAAATTTTATCACAGATTCTTTTGTAAGTCTACGACCTTCAAAATATGTCATTGCTCTTGGAGAATCTAGTGCTTGTTTATTTAATCTTTTAATAAGCAATTCATCATACTGCACAAAGTCTGGTAACTGATGCAAGGCTTTATTAATAACTGCTTCAATATCTGTTTCTGTTTCTTTGCTCTTTATAAATCTAACTGTTTCAAAATATGTTCTACTAGTCATATGCATAATTAATTCAATAAGACTTCTAGTTGTTTGGCAACCAAAGCAAAAGAATAGCCCAGACTCTTTTGAAACTTCTCCTGCTGGAGTTCTATTGTTATTATGATATGGACAAAAAATTATATAATCAGTTCCATACTCAGCCTCAATATCAATTCCTGCTCCAGTGAGCACCCTGTGTATCTGTTGCGTTGTATATATATTAATCATATCTTTTTTTAAACCAATAACTATTCTTATAAACTCTTGATAACTTTAAGTTTACATTGTCAAAACCAATGATAGATCTTTTTATATCAAACTTTTTTAAGTTTGTTTTCCAAGTATCTCTTTTTACTGGTATCACTTGAACAATAGGAGTACCTTTTTCTATAATTCCTTCAAAACCATACTTGATAAAAAATGGAAACATTATTTCATTTGGATGGCTGTCTGTATCGACAAATGAGTTGATTGTTAGAAATGGCAGATCATGTCTATGTGAAGGATGTGTAACCCATAGGCTATATCCAGTGGGTGTTTTTATAATCCAGTCTGGATGCCATCTAAACATTTGTGGATAATACCCAGTAGGGATTGGATAACCACCTAGAACATCTACATCTTGTGCATCAACTATTACCCAAGAAACACTCCACGTTATGTTTGGAAGATAGCCACCATCGTTAGATGTGTTTGTAACCACTATGTCTGCTGGAAGAGTCATCATGTATCCAGAAGAAATAGAATCAACAAGCGGTGTGCATAGTTTAAAAGTTTTTACAAAATCTGACTTTTTTATTGCCTTCATGTAACTATTTTCATTATTAGAAAATAGTTTTTGTTTTTTAAACCAACTTGGAATATGTAAATATCCTGGTGTTGGATGATCTGTGAGAAGTTCAGCCTTTTCTGTTGATGCTTGAAAAAATATTGTTTTATTTTTATTCAGCATTATTTGCTATCCTCATAGTCTTTATATCTGTAATAGCCCTTATCAAAGTCTGCCTGTACTAGGAAGTCTCCCATAAAACCATTACGGTTCTTTCTAAATGCACATTCAATAATATCACTATTAGTACCGCGGCCAAGTGCTAAAACCCAGTCGGCATCATAAGCAATCTGTCTAGACCATGCAGTTTGTCCCAATGTTGGAACTGTACTTAAATCTTTTACATCATCAGGTGTTGCAGATGAAATAGCCATGATAGGAACTTCTTCACTAATAGCCATAAGTTTAAGTTCTCTTGAAAGATTCTTCATTCGTACCGTTTCATTGTCTGACTTTTGATTTGGACTCATCAACTGCAGATAGTCAACAATAACAAAATCAGGCTTGTACTGATCAATCTTTCCACGAATAACTGATGGAGTTACTTCTCCACCTTGATCATTTGAAATAATGTGAAAGTGTGGTTTCCCTTGAAGTTTGCTTTCGTGCCATTTCTTTAGCATGTCAAGTTCAATATCTCCATTAGAAAGTTTTCTATGTGACCAAAGACCTTCACCCATAATAGTAAAAGCACGGTTTCTAACTTCTGTCTCTGACATTTCAAGACTGATGATTAGTGGAGTCTTACCCTGCTTCCATGCTTGTACAGCAAAGTACAAAGCAAGCCATGACTTTCCAATACCTGGATAAGCAAGAAACACACCAAGTTGTCCTGGCATAATTCCAGAAGGCAAGTAGTTATCAAATCCTGGAAGACCAGTTTTAATTCCAATGTGACCTAGTTCTTGTTGTTTTTTTACATTTTCAAAATACGCAATTGCTGAATCAATGTCTGTAGCATCAATGTCACGAATTGCAGATGTGTTTTTTTTTAACTCAGAAGTCTTTGTGATTAGTTCTTCTAGGGCTTTTGATCCTTCTCCCTGTTGAATCTCAGATGCAGCGTTACGAATAATATCTTTTAGGCTGTCATTTAAATATTCTGTTTGTAACTCATCAAGATGATGCTTTGTTGCTCCAATGCCCTCTGCTGGTGTAAAGTCTCTAAATTTTTCAACAACCAAGGATGTTGGTGGAACAGTTCCATTGGCTTCAGAATAGTTTCTGATAAAGTTCCATACATCGTTATGTGTTCTAAGAAGATTTTCAACATTTGCTTGAAGGAGTACGTGTACCTGCTTATCTGATAAAACTGCAGTGATTAATTTTGCTTCTGTATTATTCACTCAGCCACTCCTTTGCTCTAGCCCTGCGCTCTATTCGCTCTTTGTCATCTTGTTCTTTATCAAGTTTACCATTAAGAATTTTTTCTGCATTGTATGCAAAGAAATTCCAAGTAGGATCTTGTGCAATACTAAAGTAATAATCTAATAAGTCATAGCAAGAAGGAAGTCCGTAGGATTCAACAAGTGCATCTGATGCCCACTGCTCAACGTTTAAATTGAGATTAGACTTTTGCTCGTATCTCTGCAAGTAAAGTTTATTGTAGCGACTGAGCAAAGCCATTCGGTCTTTGCGTTCAGCCACTTTACTCTGCTACGATCTCGGCTTTTGCTTCGTTTACTTTTTCGATTACTTTATTTTCAACGAATGCATAGATTCTGTCCATTGCTTCGTTTGTAGTTTCACCCTCACGAGTGTAATCAACAACACCAAGATCAACTCTTAGTGATTGAAAATTTCCTAGATTAAGTGTGTATCCAAGTGTTGCAGATACCTTTGTGTTTTGTCTTTCAATAACGTTCTCTGTAATTTCTTCCACCATTGCCTCCATTAATTGATGCTCTCATTCCAAACTGGAATAAATCTACCATCTTCTGTTCTCGTATAAACCAGTATACCATCGCCAGTTCTTCGTGTCAACTCCTGACTTGTAGGAGTCATGTTATTAGTTATTAAATTATCTTTTCTTGGTCTTCCAATATGTATACTTGCAAGTATATCACGTATCTCTTTTAGTTGCGATTCAGAGTAGTATGCTCTTACTTGCCAATCTCTTACACCGTCTAACTGAGATCCCATTGGTGGCGGAATCACTCCTCGTTTAATTAACAATGGAATATACTTGCGATGCCTATTGACAAGTCGTGCAGTTTCTGCTACAGTGTATGCTCGTTCTCTATTTTTTCTAAAGTCAGAACGGAAGCATGTTTCTATTCTATCTTTTGTAATATTGTAAACAGAAACCATTCCTGTTGATCTTGAACTATGATAGAGCCTAACTAAATCACCATTAAGAAACCAAATTTTTTTGTTTCCAGTAACTATAGGCTGACTATTGTAGTCTTTGCTCTCAAGTTTTCTTGGTTTAAAATCCATTTACCCTCCTTGCTATCTGAAGGTGGGTGAAAAAATTTTCTTGAACCACAACAGATGCAATAAGTCTCAATATGTATCTGGCTAGAATATTGTCTATCAACAAACATCTTGCCATTGCATTTTATGCAATGCATTACCCAATCCCCTTTAGTTTGGAATACCAATAATGATTAGGTGCACTGCTAGAGAAAGATCTCCAGAAGCACCAAATCTAACAATGCCTTCTACCCTTGAAGTTGTTACACTTTTTAGGATAACGTTTACATTCTGCCCTGCTGGAGTATTTCCAATATTTACTGCAGTAGCAGATGCAATTGGTGCATACTTAAAGTCTGAAGGAAAATCGTAAGAGAATGTTTTCTCGTTACCAGCGCTAACCGTAGAATTATTGGCGACCTCTACGTATCCACCTACAACTCTTGCCTCGGATGTTTTGATGCTTTGCTTTCCTGCTGAAATAGTGTCAACAGTAGTATAGTTATATGTTGCTGAAGAAACCTGTGTAGATAGATCATTAACAGTATCAACTAATTGATATATATATGTTAAATCTAGAGGTTGTCCTCGTTCTGGTAGCGGTACTTTAGCCATTATCTCTCCATTATATCATTATACAGTCTGATTGATCATTCTATAAACTTTTAAAAATTGTGTGCCAGCAGCACCGTCTGATCTTTGAATAGGAAAGCCCTTTAGGTATATTTCAATACTAAGTCTATTTGGTGCAGATGGTTGTGCAACACCATTAACTGTATAAACAGAAGGAACTGGAATAGATAGGGATGTTGTTAATAATCTTTCTTTATAAATCCAGTCACCATCGCCGCCGCCTCTATCCCATCTTACCCAGACATCGTACTCTGATGCCCTTCCAATAGTATAAGTATTTCCACCATCTACTTTTGTAATTGTTACAGAATCCCAAACAACTGATGCAATGCTTCCAGCCTTATTAAAAAATATTGCTCCAGGAACAAAAGTTTGATCTGGTTGAATTAAATACACTGGAGACCAGTGCGAAGTTCTGTTTTTATCTGAAGACACAACTCTGTATCTTAAAGAATATCCCTCTGTTGTGCTGCTTACGGCAGGCAGATCTGTAGCAGGGGTTCTAAACTTCTTAATTATTTCATTAGCCATTACGTAACACCAACAGAAAATCTAAATTCAATATAGTTACTTGTGTTTGGTGATTTAATAATTGTTTCAGCATCTGTGTTTTTAACAACAGAGTATCCTGTTAGTCCATACAGTGGATTTGTTGTTGCAATATTTTCTAATCTAAGAGCATCTAATGCAATATAGTAGTTTGCAGATGGGACATCAGAAACTATTGCACAAGCATATATCTTTACTACGGTTACAGCATTCCATGTAAATCCTTGTGTTTGATATAACTCTTGTAGTTGAGTAGATGCTACATAATATCTGTTAGTTTCAAAGTCATATGTTCCACCAGTACCGCTGCCATTTTCTAACTCAATTTCAAATCTTGCAAATTCTCCAGAATTTTCTGCTTCTGTTTCTGCAAAATCTACAAGAATTCGTACCGTATCTGGAACTGATGTTGAGTCTCCGTCTTTGCTAATAATTGAAAATGCAAGACGTAGTTCATCTATTGGAGAGTTTCTGCTAAAGTTAACATCTGCTCCAGTTAGGTGAATGTGATTTGACCCAGGCTCAATAATAAAATGTCCAGCAGAACTTCCAGTTGATGGATCAACTGTTAGGTCTGAATCATCTCCTTGTATTAAAATAACATTATTTAAAAATCTTGCACGTTCATATCTTTCAGGTCTTGGTGCTTTATAAAATATTGAGTTATCTGCGTTTGTTTGAAACACAGGGTCTGCAGTAGCAATTACGTTATCGTCTAGTGGATCATCTAGTGGCTCAGTAATAGTAGGAATAGATGTTGCTGCTACTGCTGTATGATACTGCCAGTTTTCTCCTTGTGTAAAAGCAAAAACTGTTTTGCTATCATATGCTCCAGCAGAGGGGTTAGATCCTGCTGAATATAAACCAATTTCAGTTATCTCATATCTTTCTTCTGTTGGAAGTTCTGCAGTTAAAACTAATTTTTCTGTTGCACCATCATTAACAAATCCCCTAGAAGAAATAGGAACACGAAACATCTCAAAGCCTAGGTTTTGTTTTTCAGAGTAATCGCCATATGGATCAGCAGTGGCAAGCGGCTGTGCTCCGCAACCAACGGCAATGTATGAAGCATATGCTGGTGCCTGACCAAGCAAATACTTACCAATTATAGATTTTCCAGTGTTAGTTATCATTTAAATGTCCGCCTCATATATTGTACCACTTAAGGTAATTTCTACTTCTATTTGTTCATCTGGCTCTAGGTTTACCGCTTCAACTACCAGTTCTCCAGTTTGTGGATCTATGTAAACATGCTCTCCATTTGGACCAGTTGGTTCGTTTGGAACTTTGTCGTCAAACTTAATTGAAAAGTTTTGAAAGTATTTATCTGATGTAGACTGAAGACTAACTATATTATTAGGATTATATTGTTGCTGAATGGCAGTTAAATTTTTAATAGGTTGATATATTACTGTTTGTCCATTGACAGTATCATTTCTAGCAATGTTAATTAATTCCTGCCCTCCAATATTTTCAAATATTAAATCTGACATTATTTCAATTGGTACATTTTCATCATTAAATAAAATTGTATCTATTGGTGCAGTTAATACTGGAGTTACATTGCTAGATGGCACCCCTAGACCAAGTGTGCCTGGTGTCATTGGTGTAGCGGAAACAATATTGCTATTTGCTGTTCCATAGTCATTAACTATTTTACCTATTGGAGTAACATTATTACTTTGTGCCATTTTTATACCTCACTCAAATAAACAGTCATAGATGGACCAGAAAGACTTCTTGAATATCCAATGTTATATACAACAAATCTATCAGATCCTTGCGCTACTAAGTCTAGACTATCAGAATTTTTATAGTCAATGGTAACAATATCTCCCAGTTGAAGTGTTGGAATAGAAAATAATGACATACCTACTGATTTTTTAGGTTTCATAATCTTATTAATAATCCATCCCATTAACTCATTTGCATCATCTTGGCTTTGAATGTATGCGCTTTCAATGGCAAAATCATTTTTACCATAAATTAATCTACTTAACTTAATTTCATCATATTTTGCTTTTTCAATAAGCGGAGAAGTTATAAGTGTGCTTCCTTGCAGTTCTGGGTCAGACAGATTACTTTGTTTTTTAAAGTATTCATCTACTGTTAGTTGGTAGGATGTATCCTGTGTAAATGTTATACCCTGAATTCTTAAATAGTTTCCAGTTGTTTCATCAAGATTTAGTGCTGTATCTGTAGCATTAAATATTAAAAACTCTGCTCCATATGAGTCTGCCTGGAATCCAGAAACCGAATAGCCCTTTATTCTATTAAATGTTGGTGATAGTTGTGCATAAAGTGCAGGATATGAACGATCATACTTAATATCAAAATATGCACACTCACGCATAATTGTTCCAAATTCTTCAAAATACATGTTGTATTTTGGTGGCTGCTCAGAACTAATTCCAGTTAAGTATGTTCCTTGAACAAGTCCGCTTACTGCATATTTTCTAAAAGATTCATTTGCATCAATTTCTGAATCTCCAAATACTCCTGATAATGTTTCTCCTACTACTGATACTGTATTTTGTGCATAGTTATTTGTAAGAGCATAAAGATTTTCAAACATTACCCTTGAAGAACCACGAACAAACGGAGCCATATTATTATAAACTGGAAGTGGGTCTATGTCATCAACAATTTTAATTAATTTATTATTTATATAAAGATAGAACCTTCTAGTAGTTCCAATGTCTTGATACTCTACTCCTAAATCATATACCGTAGGCTTATCTTCACCAGATAATCTGTACTGTCCAGTAAACCTTCCGTCATCTACAATAACGCTTGTTAGCCCACCCCACAACTTTACAGGTATAGCATTGTTGTTAGAGGCATCTTTTTTAACTTTATAAAAAACAACATTGTTAATATTTACTTCTGCCTGACCACTTTGATCAAGTTTTAAATAGGATTCAACATTTGTTTCTGTTAAAGCAACAATTTCAAAATAATAACCATTATTCGTTTCTGGATTAAGCATAACTGCTAATCCTCCAGAGCCACCACCAATGCTTACGTTTTGGTTTGTTTGTGCTCCATTTACCTGATAATAAGAAATGCTTCCAATTGGAGTCTGACCACGGTTTTCATTATTTTCAATTTTACCAATAATTCTCATTCTTGCACCAAAACTTTTATATGCGTTATCTAATTGTTTGTATTGATAGGAAACAAAGTTAATTGGAGTCTCTGTTGTTTTAAAAGATGGGCCATTCATAATAAGTGCTGAAGACTGAACAGTTCCTGACTGAGTAGACTTTAAACTATTAACATCTGTTTCTGTCAAATAACTAGTTGACATGAAGTTTTTAATGACTCCATTTCTTGTTGTTTGACGTGCAAGAGTATTATCAACACCAGCAGCACCTATTGTTGTTGCTGGAACAGAAAGATTTTGATCTAGGGTTGTTGTAAATAAATATTGTGTTTGCATGTTGCACCCACGAACATAGGCATTGTCTGACCAATAAGAACTAACGCCAGCACTGTGGTATGTTACTGGTGTTCCAAACTGTCCACGACCGTGCTCATAAACAGCACCCTGTTGCAGCCTTGTTAATCCATCTACAGTTTCGTAGTATGGTGTAGAAAATATTCTAATTAATCCTGTTGGATATATTTTTCCATTAAACGGGATAGACGCAAAATATTTTTGATACTCTTGATTGCTGCTAATCCATACATTTCCAGTTCCAGTTACATTAAACTCTGCTGCATCATATCTAATTATTTCTCCAGAAGAGTAAAAGTATCCTTGGTATCTTGTAAGCCAATATACGTTTTCTCCAATATCAAGAATGTTGTTTATAACTAACCCATTTTCAACAGTTGGAAGTTCTGCGGTTAGGTCTGAATTAATTGGCATTGCTCCAAGAACATACTTGCCCTGCTTGGAAGCAACCTCATTAATAGTCTTAGTGTTCTCAGTACCAGATACTTCCCATAGAAGTGCAGGTTTGTATATCCAAGTTTTATCTCTATCTACCATGCTTGACTGTCTTATACTGCCATAAGATCTTTGAATATATCTGGCTGTGTAGGATATATTTCCACCGTTATAAACTTTTTTATCTTGAGATGCAATACTTATGATGTTTGGAAGATTTCCTGACGTACCGTTTTCAATAACACCAGAGTCTGTTTGATTATTTGTTCCAGACAAAACAAAATCTGTTGGCCGTTCATCAGTTGCTGGCATTAAGTAGTTTTTACTCATCACAATAAAGTTGTTGTATTCATCAAAGAACATTGCTGACTGTGTTGCAACCGCTAACTGATTTAAAACCTCTGCAACATTTTGATCAGGTGCTACAAAAAAATATGGAATAACTGGATCTGATTCTGTGTCTAGTCTTCTAAAAGAATAGTTGCTAAATCCAATATAGTCTAACAAAGTAACAATTGCCATGCTTAGCGATGTTTCTGTCATTAACAATCTTGGCGCAGGCATTGACTCTAAGAAAAAGTATAGATCTCTCAACTCTAAAGATAGGGTTCCGCTTGTTATGTTTGCCTGTGGCATACCTTCTGAGTATAATGTTTTAATTGGAACATAGTAATCAAAACCATCTACATCAACAAGTATTTCATAAAAATTAAATTTAATATTTTTTCTAACATAGTCTGCAATAATACTAGAAGTATTGTATTGATTAAATGCTTGATCGTCATCAAATAAAGACACGCTTCCAGTGGATGCTAAAAGTTGACCTACTGGTAAAGAGGTAATGCCAATATCCGATAATGTTTTAGTAATGTTAAAATCTATAACTTTGTCTGATATGTCTACTACTAGTCTTGGAGACATTTCAATTAAATCAAATGTAGAGTCAAATTTATTCATTACCTCTACTACAATTCTCATACCCTGAACATAAGCAAACTCTCTATAAACTGTACCGCCACTAATCTCATCAGCAAATTCTTCTGGAGATGTTAGGTCTGTTACAAAGTTAGTTTGATTTGTTATTGTTTCTGATCCCAAAGTCCAACCGTATTCTGGAATAAAAGAATCATAGCCATCATCTGCTCCAGTTCCAGTATAGATATAAAATGTACCCTTGTCCCCAGTTGTTGGTATTACAAGATATGCGTACCCTATTGGTGCTGCATCAGGTCTTAATGTTACAGATGAAAGAGTTTCAGCATAAATAAATATGTTTTTATATTGTTCTGGTATTACAAGCCCATACTCTAGTTCTACATAGCCATCTGGACCAACTATTGCTGATCCGTCTGCACGAGTATCAGTTTCCAAGAAAGAATATGCATCTACCCAGTTGTTATTATTTAAATACTGAACTCTCCATCTTGATGGGATTGTTTTGTTAGCATCTCCAAAAAGTGGATCATCTATTGGTCCAGTACTTGTAGCAAAAGGACCAAGATCAACCGTACCAACATTTGTTTGCATTTTTACAACAAGTCTGTTTGCTGGAACTGAATTTTTATAAACAACAAAAGGAACTGCATCTTCTATATAGTTAAGTCCATTTAATATATTGTTTGCAATTCCACGCTCAAAATTATCTTCTGTTCTATATGATGTCCAATATCTAAATTCATCATATCTTGATGGCATGTAGTATCTTGGTCTTTCTGCCATGCTTGCACCAGAATTTGCGATATACCTACCTGAAAAATAAAGTGGTTTATTAATTCCAGATCTTGGTCTAAATGGTTTTGTACAATCCTCTAAAGAATAAATCATTTTCATTTTATCTTTTTGCAAAGTAAACTGTTGTGGAGTATTGTCATTAGTAAACCCACCATCAATAACAACGTCTGCATCTGTTGCTCCAGTATAGTAGTTTCCTTCATCAAGTGGATCAAAACTAACTGGTAGTGTAAAATATTGAGAACCTTGTGTGGTTGGTCTATATCTATAGTTTCCTACCTTTTGAAGATTGTCTGGCATATTCATATTCCACTCAGCCAGCACTAGTGACTGAAGTCTTATTGTTGCAGATGTTTCTAAATATGTCTTTAATGCTTCACTAACAAACATTTTAGACCTCTTCCAGTGTTACCGAAATATTCCAGAAATCAAAGTTGCTCCCACCACGTTTTACAATTGAATAACTAAAGTCTGCAAAATATACTTGAACTATTTGATTATATTGTGCAAGATGTCCAAATGCTGCATTATCATCACCAAAATTAGAATATTTATCATATGCTAGATACATCCAGAATGGACCTTTATGGTTTTGATACCAGTCTAAGATTTCTACTCCTCCAGCACCACCGTCTGATGTAAACTCTTGTGTATTGTTTTGATATGGAGAAATACCAGTTGTTGCATTAAATGCAGCATTTTGAAAAAATGCACGGGATGGCAATAAATTCCAAGACCAACTAAACCTTAATTTATCTGCTATATGATATGAACGCATACGTCCATTAATTGTTCTTTGTCTTTGCTCAAGTCTTTCTTGATTAATATCAATTGCTCCACGGTTGTCATCTGATAAAATTAAAAATTGATCAATTAGGTTTGGGTCTGTTTCTGCGGGTACGCTTCCTCCTACCTCATATCCATTGGGCACATATAGGCCATTAGACAGGGTTCCAGGGTTGTCTGACCATAGAACAGCCTGTGGTCGTTGATATCTACGTCTCCCAGTGATATAGGCGCTTGTAGCCATTATGCTCTTTGTCCTCTAACTCTTTGTGAATCAATTTGTCTGATTTGTGTCATAACTACCCTGGCAATATCGTCTGGGTTTGCATCAGATTTAACATTAACGTTTAAGTTATAATTATACACCTTCTCGCCTTCGTATGATCCAGTATTCATGGCCTTCATTTTATCAACACCATAATTGCTAACAGCATACTTACTCATTACAAACTCTCCAGGAGTAAGCATCGCTGGAACAATGTCTGTTCCTCTTGCTGCTCCACCAACTGAGAAATACTTGGGCTTAATTAGTCCACCAGAGGCCTTATATTGCATTGCAAGACCACCTCCACCACCAGTATTGTTTGGATCAACTTCTGGCAATGTTGCATCATATGCTGCTTGTGCTGCTGCAAGTTGTCTTTGCAGTGCATCAAACTGGGCCCATAATCCCTTGTCGTAGGCATCATCAAGTGCTGCTTGTGCTGCATCAAGTTCTTCAACTATGTCTATAAATTTTTCTAATTCTGCTTCAGACTCTGGAGTGGATGCTGGTGGGACATAAGAGTTTGAGTTATTTCCTCCAGTATTAACTGCTGCATTTGGAACTGCATTTGTTGATGCTGCTGCCGCTGCTGCAATTTGTTCCCATAAGGAAAGTACGCCATTTAAGTAGTCAATTGTTTTTAGTATGACATCATTGTATTCTCCAGCAGTAATCTTTGCAGCCATTTCTGCATCTGCTGCGGCCTGCCAAGCATCTCTTTGTAATTCAATATTATCAAGTCTTGCTTGTAATTGATCTCTTACTAACTGTAGTTCTTTTTGTGCATCCTCTAAAGCCTTCGCTGCTGGCTCAAGTTGATTAATTTTAATATTATAGATATCATCTTCATAACCACGAATAAGAAGCATTACCGCTTCACGGTCTTCTTCAAGAAGGTAAATAGAATCTTCAATAACTTTAATTTCTGCTAACTTGGCTTGTCTTGCTGTTTCAATTGCAAATATTTGATCTTGTTTAATCTGTATTCTTGCTTGTACCGCTTCACGCTGCTCTTCAAGCATAAATATTTGTTGACTAATCGTAAACTGTGCTTCCTCAATTTGCTTTCTTGTAAGTCCAGCAGCGTTTCTTAGTCTATCTAATTCTAACTGTCTTGCAGCCTGTAATGTATTTTGTGCATTTGTAGAAGATGCCTCTGCTGCCGAAGCCCTTGACTCTTGTGCCATTTGTGCTGCTGCAGAAATATCTCCCTGCGTTAAAGCATCTGCCAGGCTAATCTGTTGTTTTTGCTGACCAAGTATTTGTTGATTAATATTTGCTACGTCTTGAAGTGCCTTTTCCTGTGCATCATATTTTTCATTAATAGATTCAGCCTGCTTGTCCATCAATGTTAAGTCATTAGATAGGTCAGAAGATGTTTCTTGTAATGCTGCCAAAGGTCTTTCAAAGTCTAATTCTATGCCACGCTCAAGAGCGCCAATCTCATTTTGTATTGCCTCAATAGGTCTGTCAAATTGCATCTCAATTGTTCTTTGTAAATCATTTACCTGTTCTTGATAGTTTTCAATCTTTCTACCAATTGTTGTTTCAAGAGTACGCTGTTCTAAATCTATCTTAGCCTGAATTGCATCAATCTTTTTTTGTATTTTGTCTACAGCATCTTGTGCGTTTTTAACTTCTTTTTCAGCATTAATAATTTTTGGCTTGTATTCACGTTGTGCTGCTCTTTCAAGGAAACCAAATAGTTCATCTGCTTTTTTCTTTAATTCTTCTGCTGCTTTTCCTGGATCAAGGAGAAGATCAAATTTAATATCAATTGCCTTGCCAGTTCTTATGGCATCTAAATATTTTTGAATTCTTTGACTTTTTAGTTCTGCAGTAGCAAGCGGGTCTACAAAAGACTTCATTAGTGCTGGATTATTTAAAATTGCCTCAATATCTTTTAATGTTCCGCCCATTGCCAAAACACTAGGGACAATATCAAAGAAACTTTCTTTTAATTTATTTTCTGTTCCAAGTGAATCTAGGAAATCTTGAATTGCCTTAGATCCTGCACGTTTTTCAATATCTTTCATAAGAGTTGCAACTTGCTCAATTTGTGTTGTGCTAATTTTACCTGTTGCAAGTCCTAGTGCAATAACAGAATCTTCAGCATACTTTGTTGCTGTGGCTGCATCAAATCCTGCTTTTTTAAGCATATCGTATGAAATTTTTGTATTTTTTAGTTCTAGTTGTTGCTTTTCTAGTTGTTCAATTGCTAACTGAAATGCAGATTTTTCTCCACCAGACCCAGGGGTGTTTCCATTTACTTTGTCTTGTTCTTCTTTGATTTTTTCAAGACTTGAGAACATCTGATCGTACAGTTTATTAAGACCATTAACACCTCTCATTTGTGCTTTATAGTCTGTGGATGCAAGTGCTTTTAATATTGGACTATCTTTTGTAAGTACCCCCGCACTAAGCAGTGCTAGGAGTTGCATCTCTTGTCTTGCAGTAAATAATGCGTCAGTGTATTTATTAACCGATACTCCAAGTTTTTCAAATACCTTTGACAAAAGAAGTTTACGCTGTGCTTCATCTAGTCCATCTGTTAATGCAAGAATAGTACCTAATGTTGCCTCATATGCTTTGCCATCAATTAAGCCAAGTTCAAACATGCCTGATGCAGACTTTGCCGCCTCAGACATAAACTCTGATGTAGTTTCAAGTTGTTTTTGTGCATCTTTGCTTAATGTTATAACTTCTTGAAGGGGCACATTGTATCTGCCGCCAACAAAAGTTTTAGTCATGCCAGCATCTAATGCTTTGTCTAGATTAATAAGTAGTGGAGCAATATCTTTCTTTAGTTGATCTAAAGATTCTTGTGAAAGTGTTAAACTTTTTACATCTAAGACAACATCTGTTTGTGATGATTCTTCACGAAGCGCATCAATAATTACCTGAACCTGATCTGATGCAAAGCCCTGTGCTTTTAGATTTAAAGCAAGAGAAGAAAACACAATCTTTGCTTCATCATTTGTTGCTTTTCTTAATGCTTCAATTGTACTCTTAAACTCTTTTTGGAAACCAGAATCTGCTTTTAAAGACTCTCTTTGTGTTCTAGTTTCTTGTTTAACAATTTCTCTTTGTCCCAATTCAAATGGCAGTTTTGTAGGAAGGACATTAAAGAAATTACCAAGTGTTTTTACTTGTGTTGTGGTTGTTGTCATTGCATCTGCAAGACCTTCAATTGCAATGCGCTCACGCTCTCTTGCAGCATTTACCATTTTAATTACAGATACGGTTGTAAGCATTGCTGTTGCTGCAAGTCCAAGTGGTCCAGCAAACCTCAAAGCAAACTTGCCAGCAGTTAAAAGATTCTTACCAAATCCAGCAAGGTTTCCACCTCTGCTAAACAAAGATTTAAATCCAGTTCCGCCCATTGCTGTTGCAACAGTTGATGCTCTTGTTGCAACTAATTCTGTAACCTTTGCCTGTGTTAGCAACTGTGTAACAGACATTAATGCAAACAATAATCCAGAGTACTTCATTACCTGTTGAGATAGATTTCCAAGTGGTCCACTTGCCATAGACCCTGCACCAGCAAGAGATGTTAGTGCAAATGTTCCAGCCATAAGTCCCTTGTTCATTGAATCAAGTCTTTGTGAAGAAGTTTTTCTTGCTGTTACTTCTTGATTAATTGCTTCCTTCATTGCTGGAGATACCGCTGAACTTGCAGCACCTGAAAGCCCCATCGTTCCTGGAGCACCCTGTGGTCTTACGGCACGTCTTCTTTGTCTGCCGCCACCACTTTGAGTACCGCTGACTGCTGCTTCACCCAATGCTTGCCCAGACGCTGCAACCTCATCTTGCTGATTTGCCATACCAACTTCTAGACCACGGGCAATATCTTCACCAATTGGAATTGTTTTTCTTGATGGAGACTGTGTGCCTGCTGCTTGTGCAGTTGCTAGAATGGCTGCATCAACATTTGCTACGCTTTGCTGTGCAAGTGGTGCGTTTGCAAACGATCCAACTCCACCACGTTTTCTAAATGTTCCAGTTCCTCCAGGGGTTACTCTTCCGCCCTTTGAGCCTCTGCCAAATCCTGCTGGAAGCGCTGCCTGTTGTTCTGCACTTAATCCTTGGAATCTTATTTCTGTAATTGTATTTATTGCTTCTTGGAAGACAGCATCAAGACCGCTTCCTAATTCAAGAACATTTTGTCTAGTTTGTTCTGCAACAGTGTCCATTGCAACATAAACCGTATCATCAAATGCTTCGCCCTTAGCGAGAGCCTCTTGTCTCATTTGCTCAATTTGTGCTTGACTGTCAACAATAATTCTTGCGCCATTTGAATAGGCTTCTTCTAGGTTTTGTTGGAATCTTGTATCAAATGCTACCAACTCACTTCCAAGGTCTTCCATATTCCCGCCACCGATTTCAACGGACTTGCGGAATTTTTCTACTCCACTAATTTCAAAATCATTAATTACATCTTCTAAACTTGCACCAGCACCCTGCATTGCATTGTTTAAGAATCCAGTTAACTCTAAACCAAATCCAGTTTTAAGATCAACTAGCGCTTGTGCTCCAGCCGCATCAACAAATTCTCTTAGTCTGGCCTGTGTTCTTGGATCTGTTACTGCTCCGCTTTCTAGCAATGGGCCAGCAGAAACTCTTCTTCCAGTATCAAGGTGTGCAAACTGTAGTTCTTCTTGTTGGCCAATATTTGCATTATATTGTGCTCTAAATGCTTTTAGTCTTTCCTTTAATGCTTTTTCTGAAAGATTTACTTCTTGTGAAACAGTTGTAACTAAAGATTTAAATTCTTCAACAAGTGTTTCTGGTATAGCCTTGAGTTCTCTTTCTAAGAACTCTCTAACTCCAGCCTGACTTCTTTGTGGAGCGCCAGCAGCAATAGACTGGGCAAACTCTGAATCACCAGTTCCAAGCCCTCTTCTATATCCAGGAATATTATCTGCAATCATTCCATTAATTAGTGCGCCATACTTCTTTGACATCTCTGCTGGAATTACTGTTTCTCCAGGAGTTAGTAGTGCTAATTCTGTGTCTTGATTTCCAGTACCGCCGACAACTACTGGCTTTCCCTTTGCTCTCTTGGTAGGTGCGCCACCTGGCGCTCTCATCATTCCAGGATTTACGGCTGCGAATTTTGCAGCAGCCGCAGTTGCCTGCTGATATGCCGCTATAAGTTGTGCAACAGCACTTGTTTCTGCTGTAAATGTTTGTGTTAGTCTTGCATGAGATTGATCTAAAGAGTGAGATGCTGCTGCCGCATCAATCTGCTCCATTGTTAAATACTCTGTTTGTTCACCAAGTATTTGAGTTTGTCCAGTTAGTCTTAAATATCCATTACGCAATACAAGTGCACCCTTGACAATATTTGCAAGACCATTTGCAAGCAAACCAAATGTCATAAGGGCAACAGGTCCAATTGCTCCTATTGCTACAGTTAGTACTACTATTGCTTTCTTTACACCAGAGGATAGGTTATTAAATTTTTCTAGTATTCCGCCAATAAATTCAACAATTGGTGTTACTGCTTCCAAGAATGTTTGTCCTACTGGAACAAGTGCAAGTTTTAAATCCTCAACAGATTTTCTAAACTTATTCATTGCAGAGTCTGCAGTCATACCTAATTCTTTTTCAGATAGCGCTGAAAGATCTTCAATAGATGTTCCTGCTAACTCAAGTACACGGGCTGCTTGACCGCTTTGATTTGTTACATTATCAAACAAAGTTGAAAGACGAGCAAACTGGAACTTACCAAATAGTTGTTCGATTGCTCTTGCACGGGTTAGCGGATCAAGTGTATCAAGGGCATTTGCAAAATCAATGACTGTTGCTTTAAGATCTCCTTGATTACCCTCAACAATCTTTTTAATATTTATTCCATAACCTGAAAGCATTGCAGATGCTTTTTCAGTTGGATTAATTAATGCTGCAAGACCCGACTTTAATGCGTTTGCGCCTTCTGATGCATTAATTCCACCCTCTTTCATTGCAGCCATAAAGAATGCTAAATCTTTTACATCTCCACCTAGTTGCTGAATAACTGGAGCAACCTTTGGAATTGCGGTTGTTATATCGTCAAGAGATACAACTGTTTGGTTTTCTACTGCGTTTAAAAAGTCGATAGATGATGCAAGGTTTTCAGAAGACATCTTAAATGCATTCTGCAATGAGATTGTTGTTTCAAGTGCCTTATTGGCATCAATTTGTCCAAGAACAGAAAGTCTGGTTGCTTCTGTTGTTTGACGCTGTAGGTCAACTCCAGAAAAACCTGCTGCTGCGGCTTCTGCTGCAAGACCAACTGTTTGAGAAACAGCCACACCATATTTTGTAAACATCTGGCCAAGTGCTGTAATATTATCAAGTGCTTGGTTTGTTTCTTCTGTTGGTGTAAATAAATCACCATAGACTTTTCTAAACTTTATTGTTTGTGCTTCCATTTCCATGAAAGTACGTGTTGCTACCGTTCCCAATGTGGCTAGTGGTAGAGTAAAACCAACCATTAACTGGCGGCCAGCCCATTGGGTATTCTTACCAAAATTTAAAAGATTTGTAGATCCTTGCTTTACCAACTGATTAAATATTGCTTGTTTTTGTGCTGCTATTTGTGACTGAGTAGAAAAATTACTCATATCAAGTTGATTAGGCATGATGGCAATTGCCTTCATTGCACCGCTTGTATCACGACCTAATTTAATATATTGAGTTTGCAGTCTCTTAACACGATCTTCTGCTACTTTGCCGATTGTGTCAAACTCTGATTTAAATAAACTGCCAAAAGTTTTAGTTGCTCCTCCAGCAAACCTGAAGTATTCTCGCATTGAGAACTTGTTTTTTTGAAGTGAGTCTGTAAAAGATTCTGCAGTTGTTTTTACGGTGCGGAGTTCTGCAGAGAATGATCCAATAGCATTTACGCTATTAAGAAAATTCTTCTGCAGATCTCTCTGCGCCAATGCAGCCGACTCGCTGCTTTTAGCGATAGATGTATGAAACTGAGATATCTGACGTTGTAAAGCCTTTAGTTGGGCTAACGCTGCAGACGTATCAATATTAACGCCAATATTAGCATTAACATCAGCCATCTATTTACACCTCGCTTTTTAGTTTTTGTTATTAATCGTTAGAGTCTGCAGCAAGTGTTGTACCTGATGCTGCTTCTACGATCTTGTAGACAGTTGGTAAATCTAGAACTTCTTCTAGTTTCTCAATGTCTTCGGCTAGTTCTGGCTTATACTGCTTCATAGCAATCTGAACACATTCAACAAGAAGAGTCATTGACTTCTCGTTATTATCCGCCACCGCCGCAACTCCCTCAAACTTTGCCATGAATGGTCGAAGTAGAGAGATTTTTAATGGACGAACAGAGATTTCTGTACCATCCATAAGTGTGAGTTTTTGAGCCTCATACTTTGTTGTTGCCATTTTGCCTCCTATTTAGGTTAACCTTAATTATAGCATGAAACACTACTTTTTAATTTTCATGAGGCTTGGATCTCTTTCATCAGAATAATCCAGACCCATGCCAATTCCAAAGCCTACTTTTCTAGCATTTTGCCCCTGAAGTGAAAGAACGTCATTGCTATCACTTGTTGCACCTTTACTAAATACCCTGGCTTTCATGTCTTCCCATTCTTTTTGACCCTTATCAGGATTGGTTGCTCCGTCTAGATCAACTCCTTGTATTGCTGCTAAAAATTTCTTTTCTTCATAATCTAATTCTCTTTTGCTGGCTAGAGTAACCATTAGTTCTGGCATAGATAGTGATTCTTCTAGTTCTTGATAGTCTTTCCAAATACCCAGAATAAATACCTCTGCCTCTAATTTTGCAAGGTCTAAATCATCCCATGTCATACCGCTTGATTTTGCCTGCTCTACAACTGGCTCTTCTGATTTCTTATTTATTTTAATGCCAGCAGCAACATCAATAACCTTATATATTGTTGGTAGGTCTAGATGATCTTCTACCACATTAGATATTTCTGGATAAAATTGTTTCATACAAATACCAACACATTTTACTAAAACTTCAATTGCCGAATCATCGTCTGAGGCATTCTTAACACCTTCAAACTCAACCATAAACTCTCTTAAATATTTAATCTTTAATGGTATTATTTCTAATTCTGTTCCATCAATTAAATAAATATTACCTCTGTTATATACTTCTGTAGCCATTTTATCTATTCTATCATAGAAACAACAAAACCCACCCCCGAAGGGATGGGCTTGTTGTTAATCTAAAAATAGATTATGTTCCTGGTGTCCAAGTACGATCTACGATCTTACCGTATGAACCAGATGTGTCCTCTGGTAGGAGACGGAATGAAACTTCAAACATTGAAGCCTCATCACGCTTTGCAGATACTGTTACATTCTCAATTGAGAGTGCACGGTATGCGCTGTAAACACGCTCTACATATGCTGAGTCCGCACAGTCACCTGTACCTGGACCAACAGCAATAATTCCACGCTCTACTGGACATTCTCCAATATCGCCTGCGGATAGGTCAAGTGCCTGTCCGTTAGATGAAGACTTGTTGCCTGACAACTGATCAGAGTTGTAAGCGAGTGCAAGAAGAAGGTTCTCAAGTGTTGCTTCAGCAAAAGCCGTTGCCATATTAACTTGCATTCCTTGCTTGTATAACTTAGCAACGTCAAGAAGTTGGTCAACCTGTACTTCGCCGAAGTCTGGTTGGAACTGCAATTCAAGGCCGTTCATTGTATAACCTACGTTAGTAAAATCATTGTCATCAGCGATTGTTTCTCTGTATGACTCTGAAGATACATAAGAAGGCAGGGTTGGAGCAGTTAATGTTGTGTCTGCGACGAAAAGCGCTGCAGCACCAACAATAATGTTAGTTGACGTACCACGAGTGTATGCCATAGTTTTTCACCTCTACTTTCAATAGAATCTATATTAAGTTTTTGGGGTGTTTCCTCAAATTAAGTATAACAGCATTTTTAAGTATAAGGATTAGTATATGTTACCCCATTTAGGGTAATTTGGTCATTAGTATGATAGTCGTACTCAATAATTAGTTTATTTGCATATACCGTTCTGGCTGAGGCCAGTTCAAGAACGTCTCTGGTCTCGTCTGCCTGATAGACCTTTAAATTATGAAAATAAACATTGTATGGCTCTATGCCAGTGACGGGACTTGAGCACCATGCGTTTATATCTTGGGCCGCTGAATCTTCACGATCAAGAGCGTCTGTGATAATTCTGTGAGCATCTGTTATTTTGCTTAAGTTTGTGCAATATAAATAATAAACTAACTGCTCTCTTTTATGTCTATAAAATGGGCTTGGTCTAAATCTAATTAATCTTTCATATTGAATCAATAGTGGGTCAGAGACTCCTGGTGCAGCAATATAGTTTCTAAATACATCTTCTATGTTTGTAGGGGATGTAGGGAATATTGGAACCATTTGCTCTGTACCGCTTAAAATACCGAAACGCTGAAGTTGTCCAACAACATAGTGATTTACAAAGGTTGGTGGAAATGCAGTGACGTTAATATTTTCCATAACCTTATTCTACCCCAATCTTTGCATTTGTTATCCACTTGTATCCAGTAGCAACGCCCTTTGGTCTGCCTTGCTTTGCTCCTGCTGGTAGATTCTTTTTATAAATAGTTGGGTTACTAATATAGTCTGAAACTCCGCTTGCTCTTAGGAATGCCTGAGTAAAATATTTTCTCATAAATTCATCAAAGATTCTTTCAAAAGAACCCTCTACTTCTGTTCCACCTGGATTTCTTACTGTAATTGGCTTTGATGTAAAAACAGTTTCTCCACCTGAATAAAATCTTATTACAGAGTTTTTCTTTGGTTTTATAAAAACTGGAATTCCATCTTCCATTATTCTTGCTTTATTATAAAAAGGTGTATTTGTGTCTGCTTGAACGCTTGTTGATTGTCTAAAAGTTGAGCCTATAGAAAGACCAAGATTACTAACAGTATAGTTAATATCAAACAGTCTTGCTTCTGGACTTCCAGTTCTGTACCACTCATATACGTGGTGAAGTGCTGAACTGTTTGCTCTTGCTTCAACATCTATGTACTCGCCTAAAGCAAAAATAACGCCTCTTCCCAAATTATCAAGAAACACCTTTTTACCTTTTTGTGCACCTTCTAAAAAACCTAAAGAATAATTTGCAATATTTAAAAGTTCTTTTTCAAAATTGTTTGTTGTTAGTGAAACTCTCATTAGTCACCAACTGTCTGGTTTTCGGTTCTACGCCAGAGCATTTTGTAGTATTCTATTTCACCAAATGGTCCGATAAATGGCTCAAGGGTTCCAACTTCATATATTGTTCCACGACCAGTTCTTGGTCCAGCAGTTTCTTTATAAAGTACGATATCGGCTTTGCTTCTAATGTTTGTGATAAGAATGTTTGTTATTGCATTTTCTGACTCATTAGAAGATACTCTTATATCCGACTTTGATCTACAAACTAATTTTCCATCATATTGTAAAAATGTATCTGGCTTTAATTCAACATCTCCAGCACCGCCTACTGTAGTGGCATTGCAAACAATAGTTCTATCAAATACCCATTCTTTATTAGGCTGACCATAATTGTTTTGTGTAATTATGGGATAGTAAATATCAGCCTTCATTGGATAGATAAAATCTGGTATATCGCAACCGATCATTACAATACTCCAGGTGTGCCAATATTTGTAATATATTTTTGTAAAATTTTATCTACTAAAATGTTCCCTGTACCATCAAGGGCAGATTTATCAATCTTAATTTTATATTGATCTGTAGAATAGTCAAGAATATATCTCTTATGATATTCCATCTTTCCACACTTAATATCATCAATTAGCATATTTGCTGCATCGTATATGTCATAAGGAACTACTTTATACCCCGTTTCTAAGGAGAATAAGTAGTTAAATGTTATTGGAAATGTAACACCTGCTGCAACTGCTAGGGTTACTGGGCTATCCTCTGTGTCATACAGATATATGGAATCTGATTCACCAAGCGGTACACCCTTTGGTGTTCCAACTGCTCTGACATATGAATCAGTAGTTTGTTGATTCCACTCTTTAATAATTGCTGTCTTGTCTTTTGTTAACAAATAACTCCACTCATACAGTGCTGCAGGATTTTGCGTTGAATCCCAAACAAGTTCATTATTTTCATAAGCCTTTAAGATTTTATAAACTCTATCCCAGATAGCAAGGTAGTCTGTTCCGTTGCCATTTACTTCATACCATGAGCGCTCATAATAAAAACCACCAGGAACAATTGAATCAATTATTGCTCTTGCTAATGCCTCATACTTTGTATATTCAAGAATCTCAGTTGCTGTTCCAGAACCATATTCTGTTGCCAGGGCAATTGGATTTGTATATGGTCGCATTATTTCTAGGTTGTCTTCAACAACTATGTCTCCCTCTTCTGCAATTTCAGAGGCGGTTGAATAAACAGCATCATATATTGTTAAAGAGTATGACTCGTCATAAGTATTAAATAAGTTTGGAAGAATATAGGTAATTTTAGAGTTTGCTGAAGATGTTATTGTTTCTGTAACATCGTTTACATTTCTAGTACTCTGATTAATTACTAAAATATAGTCTGTATTTGCTTCTGGCACATCATATGTGATAGTAAGCGGGTATGGTGGTAGTCGTAAAATCTGCATTAAATCTTACCGTAATGTCTGGCTACTTCTTTAGGCGATGCTTCACGAACTGCCTTATGATTTAGCCACTTAACGGATGCCTCCTTTGTGACAATGTTATATCCCTTTTCAAGGGCACCCACACCGTTCCAATGAAGATTTCGCTCTGAATACAAAGCCATCTTGTCTGTTGGAATCTCTAGCGCTTCTTTTTGTTCTTTTGATTCTTCTATTTTTTTTGTTTCTTTTACTTCTTCTACATCTTTTCTTGGTACAAAAGGCAAAATAGCCTCTAGCATTTCTTCTTTTGTGCTTGTTCCATATAGATCAATATTGTTCTTTTTTGCATAGGCTTTTAGTTGTGGTACTGTTTTCTTGCTAAATTTTTCTACTACTTCTACTGTTGTTGCCATCTTATCCTCCACTGCTATTATATCAGAGATAACTTATCTTCTACTTGCTCTCAATGTTTGTGGTCTTCTAATACCGCTTGGTGTTCCAGAAATTGTTATATTTTCACCAAATATTGGTGTTGGTATATTTCCTAAAACATTATTTTGTGTAATGATACCACTTGGACCCATTATGATTGCACCGCCTACCCCACCTACTGCAATAGCACCATCACCATCATGCTGATGTGGAACTGTTGGACTTCCTGGATAAGACATAATACTCCTTAATTGATAAAGGAGGACAGTTTGACCTGTCCTCCCTATCGTTTAGTTTATTATAAACTATTATACTGTAGGATCTGATGCTGCGTCTGCATAAGCAACCGCATCAAGTTCTTCCCACTGTAGACCAAAGCGGACGAATACTGTGTATTCAATTGTATCCTTCTTTGGCTTATATTCACGGTTTACAGTGATATCTCTCTGGAATCCCCAAATACGGTTAGCAGGGAATGTCAAGTCGACATAATCTGCTGGGTAGTAAGGGACTTCTTGTACGTCAATTCCAAGAACACGTGTTGTACGTGCTCCGCCGAATGTCTGTGCCTGTCCATCAAGGTATGCCTGACGATTGCGCTCTGTACCTGCAGCACGAGGAGCAAACGCTTCTGCAATAGCATCAGCAAGTGTTCCGTTGTTCTTTACGATACCCTGGAAAGCATCTGTACCTGCGTAGAACTTTAGGTTCTGCTTTAGTGCACGATACTTACGTGGCATTGCAAGGATA